AAGAAAATAAAAAGATTATGTACTCGTTTCCTTAAGTAGCATAATATATACAAAGAGAATCACATTGTATATACTAAGTGGGCGAAATGATTATACTTTATTTAATTAATAAGATTACATTGTATATACTAAGTAAGCGAAATGATTATACTTTATTTTATTAAAAATATATTTTGAGTACATAATTAATTATTTAGAGAACTTTAAAAAGTTTTAGGAATATTAAGAAAATAAAAAGATTATGTACTCGTTTCCTTAAGTAGCATAATATATACAAAGAGAATCACATTGTATATACTAAGTGGGCGAAATGATTATACTTTATTTAATTAATAAGATTACATTGTATATACTAAGTAAGCGAAATGATTATACTTTATTTTATTAAAAATATATTTTGAGTACATAATTAATTATTTAGAGAACTTTAAAAAGTTTTAATAATATTAAGAAAAATAAAAGATTATGTACTCAATTTCCTTAAGTAGCATAATATACCAAGAGATCATATTGTATATTTATTAAGTTATAAGAGAATATATTTTGAGTACATAATTAATTATTTAGAGAACTTTAAAAAGTTTTAAGAATATTAAGAAAATTAAAAGATTATGTACTCGTTTTCCTTAAGTAGTATAATATACCAAGAGATCATATTGTATATTTATTAAGTTATAAGAGAATATATTTTGAGTACATAATTAATTATTTAGAGAACTTTAAAAAATTTTAAGAATATTAAGAAAATTAAAAGATTATGTACTCGTTTTCCTTAAGTAACATAATATTTATAAATGTTATAATGAATATAAAATGATATAACACATCAGTATATATAACATACTATATAGATGTCTTCATTATTACAAGATAAAATTGACACTTTTTATAAAAAAAGAGGCGACATATTTAAAAAACCCATGGAAAAAATTATTAATACAATGTTAAAAAAATGTCAATATATTAATGAAGAAAGTTTAGAAAGACATAATTGGGGGAAAAATCCTATTAAGTTAAAAAATATTCCTAAAGATATTAGCTCACATTCATTTGAAGAAGATTTATTGAATGCACTTAATTTAGAATGTAATGAAAAGTCTACTGTTGAATTATTATGGGGAGATATACAGTTGGGAAAACGTGTACATGCTTGTATAATAATGTGGATTTCAGTTTATATTTTAGAAAGACCAGTATTATATATTTTTAGAAACTTATCAATAGATCAAAAACAATTACAAGATGATATAGTTGGTACAGAAAAATATAATTTTAATATTCAATTTATCAAAAGTTTATTTGAAGAGTTCAATAAAGAGCTTCAATATTATTTTTTTGAAGAAAATAATACTGATTATTGGAAGTCTTTCAAACTTCCTGAATTGCAAGATATTAATAGTAATGATATTATTAATAAATTAAGTAATAAAGATGCAATAAACTCAACTGATATATTTTGTTGCTTGATGAATCATAAACAATTAGAGAAAATAAATTCAAAGTTTAGTGAATATATTAAATATAATGATGAACTTGTTAATATAACTACATTAGTTGATGAAAGTGATTTAATGTGTCCTACATCTTCAAATGATAGAAGTAATGATAAGGATTATAAAGATTCAACTATATGTGAAAGATTACTTGCGAAAATATACAAAAAGGTTAAATATGCTTTACATATAACAGGAACAGCTCATTCTTTATTGTATAATGTAACAACAAGATTAAGTGATACTACAGATATACAGATAAAAATATCAAAAGTACATAAAATGAAAAGATCTAAAGATTATTTCGGTTTATTTAATAATTCTATATATTTCAATACTACTGTAAACGCATGGTGGGATTATCAAGAAAAAGAAAATCACGCAAAAAAACTAAGTTATGACATATTACATGATTATGATAAAAATATTAAAAAAATTATAAGAACAATACTTGAAAGACCAACAATAAAATATAATTCGTTATTAATAAGCGAAGAAAAGATAAGAGCTAATCAATTCTGTTTAGTAAATAAAATAATAAAAGACTTTCCAGATATATTTACAATAATATATCATGGTAATTGTTTAAGATTGTATTTACCAAAAACATATGAACGAGAATTGAAATTTTGGTCTAAATGGGATTCAGAACAATCATCTACAAGTCAAAGATTATGGCAATTCGGAGGGGTATATACTGAAGCGATTTATGAAGATAATAAAAATATATTACCTAATAATTATTGTTATTTTGATATAGATACAAAAAAATTAAATATAAAGTTAGTATATAAATTACTAAGAATATTATTTGAAAAGAGTGATATACCTATTATTAATAAAACAATTGTAACAATAACAGGAAAATATGGTGAAAGAGGTTATTCATTTACAAGTGATGATTATGAAAATTATTCATTACATTTAACAGATCAATATTTTGTATCACATGCATCATTAAATTGTACTGATATTTCACAACGTTTAAGATTACAAGGGAAATATAATGATTTAGATCTAATAAATGGAAAAATAAAACTAACATTATGGACTACTCATGAATTACACGATATAATAATGAACTTTTATGTAAAGTTTATAAAAGAAATAGAATTATTTATTATGTCTTGTGAAACTTGGGAAGAAAATAAAGAATTATTAGAAAGTATAATAGATAACGGAGACTTTAAGTTTTGTAAATATATGAAATATATTGATGTATCTAAAAAAAGAAAAAACTTACAATTGATGAAACATTATGATAGTAAAAATAATGGTTATAAAATGTTTATTATTGATGATATGGAAGATATAGAAATTAAAAGAGTGTGTAAAGAAAATAAATTACCTGATTATATATGCGTTAATGAAATAAAAGAATTAAATAAAGAAGACTTTATAGATTTGTATGGTGAGAACAATTCAATAGTGTTTATTGAATTAACAAACACTATTACATTTGAATACATAAATGATGAAATTAATTTACTAAACATTCAAAAAAACATTAATATAAATAATATTAAAAAATCATGGATAGATGATAGAATTAAGAATAGAATAGGAAATACATGGTATGATATTATTGGAGGAAGTAAATGGAAAAAATTTACGCAATGTGATTTAAATCGTCTTTTTAGGTCAGGATTAAATAGTACAAAAAGAAGAATTAATTTATGTTACGATAATGATAAATTATATTTATCAATAACTTACGCAAAAAATACTAATAAATTACCAAAAAATACTAATAATTATATTAAAAAAACCCCTTATTGTATTAATAATAATAATGTAAAATATTCAGTTTTAAAAGATGAATATAAACAAAAAAATACAATAGAATATAATGATGAAGAAGACAATTCTATTATAGAATGCGATACTTTACCAAATAAATATTATTGGAAAACACCCGACGGATGGTTATATTTATATGATAAAGATAAACCGAAAATATTTTCATTAAATATTATACAACCATTGGAAATTGTAAATAGTATAGAACCATTGGAAATCTTAAATATTATACAACCATTGGAAATTGTAAATAGTATAGAACAATTAGAAATTGTAAATAGTATAGAACCATTGGAAATTGTAAATATTATAGAACCTAATGTCCTAAATACATCAGTTAATAATATATTACTATTTACAAATGCATGTTTTAAAAAAACAGATAAACAAAATCTAAGATTTGGAATAAAAGAAATACATGCTATATATGAAAAATGGTGTATAATAAATAGAAAAGAAATGTTTGTAAAAAAAATACTCTCTTTAAAAAAAGAGTTAGAATTATTAAACTATACAGAAGAAAAAGGAAAAGGTATTGATATTAATAATAAATCAGGAAAAAGAGGTTATAATATAATATTATCATTATGATAATACTTAAAAAAATGTTATATTTAATAATATGATATGAATGATAATATTATTAACTCTTTTATTTTTAAAGATAAAAATGCGGAAAAAGATATATATAATTATATTAAGTTTAGATATGATAAATCAATAGAAATAAATAGTGTAAAAAATGAATTATCAAAATTAATTAAAAATAATATTATTTTTTTACACAATGATAATCATTATGTATTATCAAAAATAGGAAATGTTGTATTAAACGATAACATATATTATTACTCAAGAATAATTGTTAGGTTTTTTAAAAAATACAATTCTATTCATAATAAAAAATATAAACTAACTGAAATAAGAAAAGAACAACAAAAGTTTAGAAAGTATTTGATAGAGAATAAAAAACATAAATGTATAATTTGTGATAAATCATTACCATTAAGTTTATTAGAAACCGCTCATATTAAACCACGATTTCTTTTAAAAATTAACGAAATCAATGATATAAATATTGTAGAACTAATGTGTAGATATTGTCATAGTTTATATGATAATGGACTTTTAAGCATATGTGATGGTTTATTACAAGTTTCAAATATTTTAAATACATATGATTTGAATTACAATGAAAATAAAATTATTTATTCATATACTTTAGAAAATAAAAAGTATTTCAATTTTCATTATAAGTATATCTATAAATAAAATAAATATATAATTAATGAATATACTAAATTATTTTTTTAAAGATTTTCTAATAAAAATTAGGTTTCATAGATTATAAAAAAAAATGAATATCATTATTTTGTTATTTTAAATTATTATCAATAATATACACATAGAAAAATTATAAATGTTACAAAGAATATATTTTGAGTACATAATTAATTATTTAGAGAACTTTTAAAAGTTTTAAGAATATTAAAGATAAAAAAGATTATGTAGTCATTTTTCCTTAAGTAGCGGAATATACAAAGCGATCACAATGTATTTTCATTAAGTTATAAGTGAATATATTTTGAGTACATAATTATTTATTTAGAGAACTTTAAAAAGTTTTAAGAATTTTAAGAAAATAAAAAGATTATGTACTCATTTTTTCCTTAAGTAGCAGAATATACAAAGCTATCGTAATCTATTTTCATTAAGTTATAAGAGAATATATTTTGAGTACATAATTATTTATTTAGAGAACTTTAAAAAGTTTTAAGAATATTAAAGAAATAAAAAGATTATGTACTCATTTTTCCTTAAGTAGAATAATTACTAATATATATATATAAAAAAATAAAAAGATAAATATTAAAATGTATTATAAAAACGAAGATGGTTATATTGAATTGTTAAAAAATACTTTAAATGGAGATGAAAAAACTACACGTAATGGAAATGTTTTATCACTATTTGGATGTATGGTTAAGTTTGATAATATCAGTGATAACTTTCCTCTTATAACAACCAAAAAAATGTTTTTCAGAGGTATTGTAGAAGAATTATTATGGTTTTTAAGAGGCTCAACCAATTCTAACGAATTGAGAGAAAAAAAAGTACATATTTGGGACGGTAATTCATCAAGAGAATATCTTGATAGTATAGGATTAA